GTGCGAGGAAGACGAATCGTGCCCGGAAGTTGAGGGTTGATCCGCCGCCTCCGCCGGGTTGGTGATCGGGGGTCGCATGGCTCGGAAGTGTGAGGCGTGTGACCGGCCGGCGAAGTCTGGGCGGGCCAGGTTTTGTGACGACGTGGAGTGTGCTCGTGTCCGGGCTCGAGGCCGGAAACGCGTGGAACGTGGGCGGGTCGTGGAGTTCCCGTCGGTGGAGGGAACGAATTACGCCGTGACGTTGGCTGATCTTGAGCGTGGCGGCCGGTTGGATACCCCGGCGGGTCGGAATGCGTTGACGTTGGCGTCTCGGCTCGATTCGGCGTCGGGGGACACGGGGTCGTCGATCGCGGCGTTGTCGAAGCAGCATCTCGCCGCGTTGGCTGAGGCGTTGAAGGACGCACCGCGGGCTGACGATGGGGTGGACGAGTTGGCGGCGTTCCGAACGAAGCGGCGCGCGAGTGGCGGGTAGCACAGTCGAGCTTGTCCGTCCGGCGCATCTCTGGGTGCCTGCCCACGTGTCGACGGCGGGTGACGAAGCAATCCAGATCGCAGCGTTGGCGGGGATCGTCCTCGACCCGGAACAAGAGCTCGCGGTCCGGGCGATCCTCTCCGAAGGCGACGACGGGAACTGGGCGGCGCTCGAAGCAGCGATCGTCGAGGCCCGCCAGAACGGCAAGACCGTCGTCTTGCAAGTGATCGTTCTGCACGGCCTGTTCCTGATGCCGTTGTCGATGATGCGGCTCGTCATCTGGACGGCGCACCTGTTTTCGACGACGCAAGAGGCCTTCCGTGATCTTGATGAGATCATCGCCGGGACTCCTGCGTTTTCGCGGCGGGTGAAGCGGGTCCACCGGGTGAACGGCGACGAAGGCTTTGAGCTCCACGACGGCCGCCGGTTGAAGTTCCGGGCCCGTTCGAAGGTCGGCGGTCGAGGGTTGACCGGGGACCGGGTTGTGCTCGACGAGGCGTGGGCGTTGGTGGCGAGCGAGATGGGGTCCTTGTTCCCGACGTTGACGGCTCGACCGAATCCGCAAGTGTTGTACGCGTCGTCGGGTGGTCTCGTCGGCTCCGACATGCTCCGCTCGATCCGTGACCGGGGTCGTAGAGGCGGCGACCCGTCGCTCGTCTACCTCGAATGGTGCGCCGACGAAGGCGACTGTGCGTCCCCGACGTGTGATCACCGTCTCGGCGTCGAGGGTTGTGTCCTCGACGACCGTGCCCGGTGGCAGCAGGCGAACCCGGCGCTCGGCCGGCGGATCACCGTGAAGTTCCTCGAATCCGAACGTCGTGCTCTCCCCCCCGAGGAGTTCGCCCGCGAAGTGCTCGGCTGGTGGGACGAACCCGCGTTCGGTGGTGGTGGCATCCCCGCCGACGCGTGGAAGAAACGTGGCGACCGCGAGGCGGTCGTCGAAGACCCTTGCACCCTCGCGTTCGATGTAGCGCCGGGTCACCTGTCCGCGTCGATTGTCGTGTGCGGACGGGCGTTGCATGTGACCGAACATCGGCCCGGTACTGGATGGGTCGTCCCTCGACTCGTCGAGATCGTCGCCGAGAAGAACGTGTCTGCGGTGGGGATGGACCCGACCGGCCCCGCTGGCGCGTTGATCCCCGACCTCGAAAAAGCCGGGTTCGTCATCTGCACCACGAAAACCCCGAACGGGAAGCTCGTCTTGTTGGACGGCCGCGAGTCGGTGCAGGCGTGCGAAGGGTTCCTCTCCGCGGTGATCGACGGGACACTCGTCCACCGTGACGAGAACGCGTTGAATCTCGCGGTTGAAGGTGCGGGGCGCCGTCAATCCGGTGATTCGTGGAAGTGGTCGCGGAGGGATTCGACTGTGGATATCACCCCGCTCGTAGCCGCGACCGTCGCTCGTCACTTGTGGTCGAAGCACAAGGCGAACCCGCCGTCGCCGTTGATGGCATATCGGTGATCGCCGCTGTTCTCGCGGTCGTTGGTGCGGTCCTGCTCGCGGTCGGTGTCGGGCTCATCTTCGTCCCGGCCGGAGTGGTGACGGCCGGGGTGGTGTTCCTCGCCGCCGCGTATGTCGTCAGATACTTGGAGGCGAACGAATGAATTTGCTTCGCCCCCTGCTCCGCAAGTCGGAGTCCCGTTACACGCTCACGGATTACGCGCAGACCGTCGGCCAGATGTTCGGCTACGGGTCGTTCGGCTACCAAGGAACCCAATATCCGTACGGGGTGACGTTTTCGCAGCCGGGTGCGAAGATCCAACCGATCGGCGAGAACTTTCAGCAGTACGTCACCCAAGGGTTGCGAGGTAACGGGGTTGTCGCAACCCTCGAGCTGATCCGCGTGCAGGTGTTCTCACAAGCCCGTTACAAGTTCCGTCGGTTCGTCAACGGTCGCCCCGGCCCGTTTTTCGGCACGCCTGCTCTCGCACCGATCGAAACGCCGTCCGGGGGTACGAACTCCGGTTTGCTCAGCCAGATGATCCTCGACGCCGACATGGCCGGTAGTTCGTACGGGACACTCGTCGACGGGAAGGTCTTCCAACTTCGGCCCGACTGGGTCGACACGGTTGTCGCCCCTGTTGCTACTGACGCGGGTCGAGTCGGATACGAGACCCTCGGCTACTTGTTCTGGCAGGACGGCGAACGCGGTGGTGGTGCCCGCCCCACACCGCTTCTCCCCGAGGAGGTAGCGCACTTCTGTGCGATGCGTGACCCGTTGGCGCCGTGGCGTGGGATGTCGTGGCTCACCCCTGTCCTGCGTGACGTGATGGGTGACCGGGCGTACACGAACCACAAGCTCACCTACATGGCGAACGCGGCGACTCCGAACCTCGCGGTGAAGCTCGACGCCGCGTTGACCCCGGAGCAGTTCGATTTCTTCGTCGAGAAGATGGACAAGGCCCACAAAGGACCGGCGAACGCGGGGAAAACCCTGTACTTGGGCGGCGGAGCCGACGTGACGGTCGTCGGCGCCAACATGGCCGAACTCGACTTCAAAGTCGTTCAAGGCGCCGGGGAACCGTTGGCACTCGACACGCCGGTCCCAACCCCGTCCGGCTGGACGACCATGGGCGAGATCCAACCCGGAGACCGGGTATTCGGCCGGGATGGCGTCCCAGCGCGGGTGCTCGACGTTTCGCCTGTTCACCATGGGCGCCCGTGCTATCGGGTGACGTTCAACGACCGCACCTCGGTCGTGGCAGACGAGTCGCACCTGTGGACTGCCGTCGACCGGCAGCGCACGCGCACCGTTGAACGCACGTACACAACCGGAGAACTGCGTGTGCTTATCGCTGAATGGAGCGACCGGGTAGCCGCGCGGCGTATCGGGATACTTCCTCCCGCACCAGTGAAGTTGGAAGCCAAGGATCTGCTGGTCGACCCGTACGTGCTGGGCGTCTGGCTCGGCGATGGCGCCACCGCGGGTGCTGCGATCTGCGGCGCAACCGACGACCTCGCGTTCATCGAGGCAGAGATCGAGCGTCGCGGGTACACGACGACCCATTGGGCGCCACAACCCGACAAGGTCGCCGTGATCGGTATCCCTGGCGGGTTACTGCACGCACTCGATGCGTTGGGTGTGCTTGGAGCGAAGCGGATTCCCGACGAGTACCTGCGCTCGTCGCATGAACAGCGGCTCGACCTCCTGCGCGGGTTGATGGACACCGATGGGACCGTGGGGCACGTCGGTAAGGAGACGTGCGAGTTCTCTAGCAAGTGGGAAGCACTCGCCCGCCAAGTCGCCGAACTCGCCCGTTCGCTCGGAATCCGAGCGACGCTGACACGCAAGGCTGATAAGCGGTCCCGTACTGGCGAGACGTGGCGCGTAAGTTTCCGCGCCGATCCGGAATGCGTGCCGTTCCTATTGCCGCGCAAGGTCGCACGTTGCCTGACTCCGCTGCATGTGCGGAACCGAGTTGTGGTGTCGATCGAACCGGTCGACTCCGTACCCGTCCGTTGCATCACGGTCGACACCGCGGATCACCTGTTTCTCGCCGGCGACGGTTGGGTGCCGACGCACAACACTCGCCTCGCCGCGGCGTCGGGGGTCGGTGCGGTCATCGCCCAGTTTTCCGAGGGGATGCAAGGCTCGAGCCTCAACGCGGGGAACTACGCAGCGTCGCGCCGCCGGTTCGCGGACATCACGATGCGGCACTTGTGGCAGGAAGGCGCCGCCGCGTTGTCGACGCTCCTCGACGTGCCGCGCGGCTCGGAGTTGTGGGCCGACGACAGGGACGTTTCGTTTCTCCAAGAAGACGCGACAGACGCCGCGGACATCTTCCATAAGAAGGCGGGCATCGTCGCGAACCTCGTCAAGGAAGGATTCACGGACGCGTCGGCCGTTGCGGCGACCGACGCGCTCGACATCACCCTCCTCGAGCATTCGGGGCTTATTTCCGTGCAGCTCCAAGACCCCACGAAACAGCCGAAGGAACCATCGACGGAGGACGAGCAATGAGGATCTCGCTTTGTGGGGAGTGCGGGCGTTGGCTGTCGACCGGTCACCGTGCCGACGGGACCGCATACCCGTATTGCGACGAACACGGCGAGTTCGACGCCGACGAAATGTTGAGCCACGACATCTGTGCCGGAGAGGTTTACGCCCTCCCGTACAGCCTCGACCCAACGCAACACGTAGTGAGGTGGCCCCTATGAGTGAAGCGCCGCGCGACAACCTGATCCGGGCGCGTTACACACCCGAAGCCGCCACGTTGCGCGCCGACGAGGAGACGGGCCGCACCCTGTTCGGCCACTTCGCCGTGTTCGACACGTGGACCGAAATCGACTCCTGGTACGAAGGCACCTTCCTGGAGCGCATCGCCCCCGGTGCGTTCACCCGCACCATCCAGGAACGCGCCGGGTCGATCCGTGTGCTCTACGACCACGGCCAAGACCCGACGATCGGCAACAAGCCGCTCGGCGCCCCCGACGTCCTCCGCGAAGAAGCCGCTGGTGTCTACTACGAGTCCGAACTCTTCGACGCCGGATACGTCAACGACCTACTGCCGGCGTTGCGTTCCGGGCAGCTCGGCGCGTCGTTCCGGTTCTCCGTCCTCGCCGACACCTGGGTCGACCCGAAGAAAGCATACGCGCACAACCCGAAGGCGTTACCGGAACGGACGATCACCGACACCGACCTCTACGAGTTCGGGCCCGTCACGTTTCCCGCCTACGCCGACGCGTCCGCCGGGGTCCGCTCCGCAACCGATTCGTTCATCGACCGTCTCTTGCACGATCCGCAGTTCGTTGCCCGGTTCACGGAACGGGCCGGCCTCAAGATCGTCGAACAAGTGCTCGCGGGAGTACCGGCCGACGGCCATAC